GTGGTAGCACTCAAATACCACGTCCACGTCGTTAAGCATAGCCAGTTGGATGCACACCCTGTTCGCCGCCGTGTAGCACGGGTACTCCATCCCGTTTACGCGGAAGCGGGTGTAGCCCATGGCCAATGCCTGCTCGTCCTTGCTCATTTGTACGGCCATATGATATACCCCAGTGCGATTGCTAGAATTATGACCCACACAAAGTAGGCGGTTTCCCTGCCGTTCATGCCTGCACCTCGCCCTTGTAAACGCGGAGGATGTAGGCTTGGTACTCCATCAGGCCCTTAAGCACCTCAGGGTCAAGGGCAATCTCGTTGTCTCCATTGGTGGTTATCCATATTTGCCAGCCATCCCAGCGGGCGTATACGCCGTCGCCAAGGTAGCGGTCTGGTATTTTAGGCGCTTCGGCCATGGTAAACTCCCTAGTAAAGGTGAAACGTTATAATGATGATGAACACAATGGCAAAGCCAATGAGGAAATAGCCAAAGTACGGGTGCATCATGCGGTTGGTCTCCTGTTACCTGCCCAGTTTAATGTCTATTATCGTAAGGGTAAAGTCCCGTTTTACTTCAGCACTTTTACCGCGTAGGCTAAGGGCCTACGAGTGCTACCCCTAGGCTCGTTAGCCGCCCCCATGGCCCTCTCCTGTCCAAGGCCAATGCCGTGGGGGCGGTGCCCTATTAGGAGATGCCACTTGAACACGAACGTGGCTATGGCCAGTTTGTTGGCCGAAATGCCTAACCACGAACGCGAAGTGTTTTTTATGAGCCTGACCCCTGAAGAGGCGGACAGGCTTATGTATGATTGGAGCTTTTGGGGCAGGCCAAACCAGCAAGAGCCTGAAGGCAACTGGAGCGTTTGGCTGGCCATGGCAGGCCGGGGATTTGGCAAAACCCGCATGGGCAGTGAGTGGGTGCGCAGTATGATGTGCGGGCCTACGCCCATGGCCCCCGGCAGATGCGGCCATATGGCCTTGGTGGCGGAAACAGCGGCGGACGCACGCGACGTTATGGTGCAAAGCAGCGGCGGCATCCTACGCTGCCATCCGCCGGACCAGCGGCCCACCTACAAGCCCAGTTTGCGCCGCCTGGAGTGGCCGAACGGGGCCGTGGCCCACACCTACAGCGCCGACGACCCCGAGCAGCTACGCGGGCCTGAGCACGAAGCCGCTTGGAGCGACGAGCTGGCCAAGTGGCGCTATGCGCAGGACACATGGGACATGCTGCAATTTGGCCTGCGCATTGGCGACAACCCACGGCAGCTAGTGACCACGACCCCGCGCCCGATACCGGTGGTGCGTGAACTACTGAAGAACAAGGACACGTTTATTACGCGTGGGTCGACCTACGATAACTTTGAGAACCTTAGCCCCAAATTCCTTGCCAAAATGCAGGAGAAATACGAGGGGACACGGCTTGGCAGACAAGAGCTACACGCGGAAGTACTGGACGACGTACCCGGCGCGTTGTGGACCCGGCGTATGCTGGACCTGCGTACCGGCGACAACCCCAAGGCCGCAGGTATGCACCGCGACGAGGAATTGCCGGACATGCGGCGGGTTGTGGTGGGTGTAGACCCCAGCGGCACCAGTGGCGAAGTGGATATGCACAAGAAGCATAAGGACAAGGGCGGCGACCATGAAGATGAAGCCGGTGATGACGTGGGTATTGTTGCTGCTGGCTTGGGCGACGACGGTGTTATTTACGTACTGGACGACGCGAGTGTTAATTGGGGACCAGCCGATTGGGCACGGCGGGTTGTCGACACCTACAAGCGGCACCAAGGTGATATGATTGTTGGTGAAGCCAACTATGGCGGAGCCATGGTTGAGTATACAATACGTACCGTGGATAAACGCGTTCCGTACCGCCCCGTTCACGCTAGCCGGGGTAAAGTGGTACGAGCCGAGCCAATCGCGGCCCTATACGAACAGGGCCGCGTGCGGCACGTCGGCAGTTTAGCCAAGCTGGAAGACCAGATGATTAACATGACGCAACGCGGCTACGAGGGTACGGGTTCCCCGGATAGGGTGGATGCGCTGGTTTGGGCGATTACCGATTTGGCATTTGGCAGGTCTGCGCGTGGTGGGTCCATTGCGCTGCAAGGGGGTCATCATTAAATGGGCAAGCCCGTTACGAAGTTGAAGGCAGTGGGTTCCCCGCAGGCGGCACGAGTAGGCGACGTACGCGAACACCACCCCGACCTGTTGCTGGTAGAGCCGGATTACACGGAATGCCGCGATGCCATAGCCGGGGCGACCACGGTAAAGCAGCGCGGCACGGTGTATCTGCCCATGCCCAGTGGCTTCAACGGCAGCGCAGCGCCGCTGGCCATGTATGACGCCTACAAGATGCGGGCGCAGTTCCCCGATTTGTTGGCACCGACCGTGCAAGGGATGCTAGGCATTATCCACCATGGGGAGGCGTACATTGAGGGCCTTGAGGAAGACAAACCACTTGCCGACATGTGGGAGAAAGCTACCCCGGAGGGTTTGCCACTCGAAACGCTGCACAAGCGGATTACTGAGGAGATACTTACGGTGGGCCGGGTCGCCTTGCTGGTTGACCTACCCCCCGAGGGCGGTGACCTACCATGGGTCGCCTTTTACAAGGCAGAGAGCCTGATTAACTGGAGTGAAAGCCGCAACTTTTTTGTGCTGGAGGAAGACTACCGGGTGCGCAACGGCTTTAGCTGGGAGGCGAAAAAGCGGTACCGGATACTTGAATTGGTGGACGGTGTCTACCAAGTAGAAGTTGTAGACGAGGATGGGAAAGCAATCCTTGATAATTCGGAGGCTGAAAATCAGGATGTGGAGGAAGGTATCGCTACGTCGGTTGGTGTTCCGCAAGTACGCGGCGGCAATACGCTGGAAGAGATACCGCTTGTTGTTGCTGGGTCCAGAGATTTATCAATGGAGCCGGACCAAATCCCGCTCATAGGCGTTACCCGTAGCGCCTATGCCATTTACCGATTGGACGCCGACTACCGCCACCAGTTGTTTATGAGTGGACAAGAAACCCTGTTTTACATCGGCCTTGCCCCCGAGGACGTACCGGATTACGTAGGGGCAGGCGTTGGCATTGCCATACCCGAGGGCGGTGACGCCAAGTACGTCGGCCCAAGCGGCGCAGGCATCGACGCCCACAAAACTGCTATCGAAGATGAACGCGCCACGGCGGCGGAGGCCGGTAGCCGCATGTTCGCCGTTGGTGATAAGAAATCCGCAGAATCTGGTGAGGCTTTGCGGATACGGGCACGCGCGGGTTCGGCTACACTTGTCTCCGTTGCCCAGACCAGCGCCGCTGCCCTCGAAAAGGTCCTGCGCTACTCCGCCATGTTGGTAGGGCAGGACCCCGAAGAAATTATAGTGAAGCCCAACCTGAATTTCCTTGATAGCGACATGACCGCCGACGAGGCCAACAAGCACGTTGAGCTTTGGATGAACAAGGTGATTAGCTATGAGACGCTATACGAGAACCTACAGCGCGGCAGAATCGCGAGCGAGGAGCGCACGGCAGAGGAAGAACAGGAATTGGTTGCAGAAGAGGAGGCAGCAAGTATGCCAGAGGATGGTATGGGTGGAGCAGGTGCGGGACAGGAGCCGCAGGCAGGCGCTACACCCGACCTGACCGAAGGCACCGGCACGGACGAGTATGGCGACGTAAGCCAAGAGGAAGTGGACGAATTGTTTGCCCCCGAGGAAGAGCAACCCGCGCCCGCGCCAGCCCCCAACGCCAAGAAGCCGCCCGCAGGAGGTAACAAGAAATGATGCCCGGAAAGTACCCCCTGAGCCTGTACCACGGCGACAGTTACGAATGGCAGTTCAAGCTATGGCTGGACGAGGGCAAAACCCAGCCCCTGGACCTTGCTGACGCTACCCCCAAGGCCGAAATACGCGACAAGCCGGGGGGTATGCAGATATATGCGCTCGATTGCAGCATCCAGCCGCCCAACATCATTTCCGTTGCCCTCAGCGCGGCAACCTGCACCACGCTGCCCATTTCCGCTACCATGGCATGGGACCTGCAACTCAGCTACTCCAGCGGGGCGGTTAATACAATCTTGTCTGGCACAGTTTCCGTTACCGAGGATGTAACAGATTCCACAATTGGCGATATTATAAACCCGACCCAGACTAAGCCGGTGCTGATACGCGCGCCAAGGGCGGTGACCGGCAGATGAACCAGATTATTACCGATGTCATAGTAACCACTACCCTGGACGGTGCCATAGACATACATGCACCGCAGGGGATAACGCTGGTCGACGTAACGGCTCAGCCTAATATCATTGTGGAAATTGGTGACATTGGCGGACCCATGGGGCCAGCAGGACCATCCGGGCCTGTAGGGCCAGCCGGGTCCGGGTTCACAATCAAGGGCACGGTGCCCAACTACGCATCGCTGCCCATTGGCCCCATGCTAAACGATGCATGGGTAACTGAAGACACCGACCACATGTGGGTGTGGAACGGCACGACGTGGATTGACTGCGGCGAGCTGACCGGGCCGCAGGGTGTAAGCACGATTATACGCGGCGAAGTGCCCACCCCTACAGAGCTACCCCCTGATGCGGATTTGGGCGACGCCTACATTACGCAGGACACCGACCACGTTTGGGTAATGAACGAAGTTGGCTGGGTAGACTGCGGTAGTATCCAAGGGCCTACGGGCGAACAGGGTGCCCCCGGAGAGAAGGGGCCAATGGGGCCGGAAGGCC